TCAGTCTGATCTGTTGGCTGGTGCAGGTACAATCGCTTATGCAGGTGCTGCTACTTCGCACGCAACTGTAACAGGTGAAGGTGCTGGTGCTGCAATCGTTGATTATGATGACTTGGCTCGCCTGTCTATCACTCTCGACGACAACCGTACACCGAAGCAAACCAAAGTTATCACTGGTTCTCGTATGATTGACACTCGTGTCATTCGTTCAGGTCGTGTGATGTACATTGGTACTGAGCTTCAGTTGACTGTTGAGCGTATGGTTGATCCATTCTCTAACGCTGCATTCATCCCTGTATCCCAGTATGCTGATGCTGGTACAATCATGAACGGTGAGATCGGTACTGTCGGTCAGTTCCGCATCGTGGTTGTTCCTGAGATGCTACACTGGGCTGGTGAAGGTGCTGCTGAAGGTACTAACCCTGGTTTCCGTGCAACATCAGGTAACTACGATGTCTTCCCAATGTTGGTCGTTGGCGACGGTTCATTTACTACAATCGGTTTCCAAACTGATGGTAAATCTACCAAGTTCAAGATCACTACTAAGAAGCCTGGTCGTGAAGTTGCTGATCGTAATGACCCTTACGGTGAGCTTGGCTTCAGCTCGATCAAATGGTACTACGGTACTATGATCTTGCGCCCTGAGCGTTTGGCCGTAATTAAAACGGTTGCAAGCATCTAATAAGATGCTTTAAGAAGAGGAGAGGGGAATAATCCCCTCTTTTCACTTCTCTAACGATTGGAAACAGATATGTCTGATAAACCTACTTTGACTGGTAATGAGGGTGGAAAACCATCTGAAGAAACCAAAACCGAAACAGCTCCTAAAGTTGAAACAACTATTGCCCCACCAAAGGCAGCAGTTACTGAAGCTCCTAAAGTAACAGAAGCTCCAAAAGAGACTCCTGTTGTTACTGAAGAGCCGAAAGAAGAACCAAAAGCTGAAGAACCTCGTGCTGCATCTACAGGCCGTACTGCTAAAGAGCAGCAAGAGCTTGATATGCTTAAAGAACGTGCTTTGCTTATGGGTATCGCTCACTCTCCTAACATTGGCCTCGACACTCTTCGTAAGAAGATTGAAGACAAGCAGGCTGGTCTCAAGGAAGAAGAAGAGAAGAATGCTGAAGTTGCGAAGAATGCTGAAGATGAAACTCCAATGCAAATTCGTGAACGTTTGAAAAAAGATCAATTGAAATTGATCCGTGTTCGTATTCATAATATGAACCCTGCTAAACGTGACTTGAATGGCGAAATCTTCTCTGTCAGTAACAAGTTCTTGGGTACAATTCGTAAGTTCGTACCATTTGGTGAAGCGACTGATGGTGGTTATCATCTACCGATGATCATCTATAATGAGCTACGTACTCGTAAGTTCCAACAGATTAAAACTCGTACTGAGAACGGTCAGTTGAAACATGAAACACGTATGGTTCCTGAATATTCTTTTGAAGAGCTTCCGCCTCTTTCTGAAGAAGAATTGGAAGAACTTAAAGTGAAGCAGGAAGCTGCTGCACGACTTGGAGGCTAATATGGCTGACACTGGTGATTGCGGTGGTGTAGAGCTTGCTAAAAGCAGCTTTACCGACCTAAGCTCAGACCAGACTATTGAATTCCCTGTCCCAGATTTATCTGGGGCAGGTTTTCAAGTACCTGACTCTGATGACAGTAAATACGCAGACATTAATCAATTAGATATTGATGCTCTTACCACTGGTAAAGTACATGGTGAAGGTGTCTTCGATAAACTCATGACTTCTGTGAAACATCACATTGAAGAAGAGTTTCGTAATGGTCGTATCACTGGTGAACAATATACAAAAGCGTATATCGAAATCACACAAACAGCTCTTAGCACTGCTACGCAGTTCTTATTGTCTAAAGATCAAGCTTACTGGCAAGCTGTAATTGCACAAGCTCAAGCACAATCTGCTGAAGCAGAAGTTGTTGTTGCAAGAGTTGGTGTTGAAACTGCTAAGGCTCAGTTGGTTACATCTGCTTATCAAGCTCAAACAAGTAAAGGTGAGTATGCACTCACTAAAATGAAGCTTGCTACAGAGAATGCTGACTTCTGTACTAAGACTGCACAAAAAGAACAACTCGATTATCAAACTGAAAACATTCTACCTGCTCAGAAAGCATTACTGGAAGAGCAAAGAGAAGTTCAACGTGCTCAAACAATGGACACTCGTACAGATGGTGTTACTATTGTTGGTTCCATTGGTAAGCAAAAAGATCTTTACTCACAGCAGATCACATCATATACCCGTGATGCAGAGTATAAGACAGCTAAGATGTATCTTGACTCTTGGATCACACAGAAGACACTTGATGAAGGTCTCTTGGCTCCTGATCAGCTTACAAACGCTAATATCGATGAAGTATTGGCTGCTGTTAGAACAAACAACAACTTGGGTAGTTAAAACCCATTAGGATAACAAATGGGTATCTTTAGCACCAAAAAGACAATTCATGTCGCATCTACAGTTTACAACATGGCTGGGGATATCTCGGATAGACCGAGTTATCTCAAGTCCTCTGTTGTTTCTGCTGTTTTAGGTGATCCTAAGAAGTTTGTTGGTGAGACAGTTGTACAAGCTCATTTAAATGGGCCAGGGATCCGTCAGAGAGGCGTTCAGCGTTGGGCGGTTAATAACTACCCCCTGGGAACTCCTACGGCTTCTATCACTAAAATTTACCAGTTGGATCCACAAGATGTTGTGAATGAGATCCCTAAAAATGCAAATGAGATCATTCATATTCAAAATGCTTTTGTTGATGTAGCTGATACTTTTTACATTGCTGAGAAACATGTAATTGATAATCATCCAGAGCTTTATAATACTGATTGGATCATGGATACTGATGAGGATACAGGTGATATCATTATTGAGTACGAAGACAACTCAATTGAGACAATTTCTGCATCTGGATTTAATCCAAGTGATCTATATGTTGTTGCTTATTTTCGTCGCTTCCTAGAAGATTACACTGGCCCATTAGTAACTGGTTCAGTCCAAACAGGAAATCCTGACAATAGCAGCTTTTCATTGGTCAGCTCGAACGATACACTGATAGATCCAATTGTGTTGACTGAGACTGTTCATGTTCTGAAAGAATATTCAGATAGTCAACCAGATGAAGAAACAACTACAACCACAGACACTAATAGCTCATTTACTGAGAACGTATCTGTTTACTCTAAGACAGAGTATTTAGGTTATAACGAGATAGAAGATCGTATTGAAGAACGTACTACTACAAGAACTGTTTGGAAAGATTACAGCATTCAAGAGACTGTTGATGTCCAAACAGAAACTGAAGACATGGGTACATATACGGTTACTACTACTACCACAACTACAACTGAGTATCTTCAGACAGATTACACATATCGTGACGATACCCAGATGAAATATAGCAATGAAACAGTCTCTGCTTTGGAGATGTTTCTATATGTCATTGGTGATGGTAATGCTACTCTTGATGCTCTTGTAGAAGAACTGAATGTTGATTTAGGTGAGTTCTACCCATTTGTACCATTGCGATTGAACAATAAAGCTATTGATCATGATGACTTTGATGACATGTATAATGATGTCAAAAAAGCTTACAAAAAAATGACTACAGCTAAGATTGGTGATGTTCTCGAAAGTCTTGAGGACAACGAAGATATTGGTGATATCGATTATGTTTACATGATGTATGGTGCTCCTCTTAATACAGAGGAAGACTCATCTAAACGTTATATCTATGAATTCATTGATAATTTGATCCAGTATCAAACAATGAGTTATGCAGATTACATCACTTACAAAGGTGCTGCTCAATTACGTTTTGAGTACGATGAAGCTTTGGCAGCATGGGAAGAAGCTCAATCTGAACCAGGAAATAGTGGTTATAATACTCCCAAACCTGAGTATGTACCACCTGCTACAAAACAGTTATTTCTGTTTAGAATTAACTCTCAGGACAGTAGAGTAAGCTCATTTAATCAGAGTATTGAATGGGTTACAGTGAATAAAGAAACTCATGCTGGTTTATTTGAAGTCGATGGTAAACAAGGTGATGTGAAAATCGAAACTGCTCCATCTGATATTGTAACAGTCAGTATCACACGAGAACCTGAAACTGGTAATGTGATCAAACAAACAGAAACTATTCCAGTTTATAAAATCACATACCAGACTGAAGTTGATGAATATGTTACTCTAACTGTCTATGGTATGATCCATAGGAACCATGTTTATGGTGGTAAATCTGTTGTCATCGACTCTTCAGCAGCTTTTGCTGATAATGATGAAAGTGGTTTTCTATTTCCTATGCACGCACCAACAATCAAGAAATTATCTTTGGTTGATGCTACTCAGATGGCTACAGTAAATAGTTTTCTCATCATGAACTCATATGAGATCGTCAAAACTCGTTGGTATGAGAGAGGTATTTTTCAGATCATTATTGTGATCGTAGTTGTTATTCTCACTGCAATCATTGCCCCACAATTGGTAGGTGCTTCTGTTGGACTGCTCGGTAGTAATATCGCTGTGGGTACAGCTCTTGGTTTCACAGGTACGGCTGCCATTGTTGCAGGTGCTGTTGCTAACGCAATTGTAGCTATTATTGTGACCCAAATCATTAGCGGTGTAGCAACTAGCATCTTTGGTGATAAGATTGGTGCTATCATAGCTGCTGTTGTTAGTTTCATCGTAACAGGAGGATTTGCTTCTATCTCTTCAGGTAGTCTTACTATCAATTGGGCATCAATGATGCGTATTGATAACATCATGGCACTTACAAGCACTGCTGCAAATGCTTATGCAGGCTGGGTTAACGGTGAAACACTTGAAATCCAGCAAGAAATGAGTAATATGATGGAAGAATACGAACAAAAGTTCGATGAGTTAGAAGACTTAACTAAAGAGTTAGGTATTGACCAAGGGTACATTAATCCGTTAATGTTCACTGAATTCACACAAAGCGATGAACTCTATCCAGAATCTTCAGACAGCTTCCTAAACAGAACAACAATGGTAGCAACAGATTTCATAGACTTAAGTTTCGCTATGATTTATGATTTTACCGAAATGACAACAACTCTTGATAAGGGTTAATAGAGGATTTTATAGATGTTTACGAACCTACCCATTCCTACACCTCGTCCTTATGATGGACTAGCAGGTTTAAATCTGGACTTTCAAGGTACTCAAACGGGTACTAATAACATGCAACCATTCTCATTGAATGCTGCAAACCCTGCTGGTGCTGGTATTGACCTTAAAGGTCTCAGCACACTCTTTTCGGGTATTTCAGCTCTTGGTTCCTTGTATGGTTCTTTCCAGCAAAACAAACTTGCAAAAGAAAGCTTGAATTTCCAAAAAGACGCTTTCAATAAAAATTATACAAACCAGGTGAAAACCTACAACAACTCTCTTGCTGATCGTATTAATGCTCGTGCTCATACTGAAGGCCGTGCTGATGGTTATGCAAGTGATTTGATTGAAGAGCGTAAGCTGTAAGGAACAATTTAATGGCTCAACTTCGTTATCAAAGTGTAGCTGCTCCCAATCTATCTGGTATTTCTCAGATTTTGGCAAACAGCTCTTCTGGCTTCAGTGCTGGTTTCGACAAACTCAGTAATTTGCTGAATGAACGTGCTAATGATCGTGCAACAGCACAGAGTAATGCTATCATCCCTGAACTTGCTCAAGTAGGTTCAGAGGCTGAAGTGAACCAGTTCCTTCAAGGACTTGGTGGGAAGATTGATCCTCGTAACATGTCTCCTGAATTGCTATCAGCAATCACTAATTTACGTAAAAATGCTCAAGGGTTTGACCAAGGTCGTTTAGACCAGTCAAAAACGAGAGCTGATATTCGTGGTGTAGATGCTCGAACAAGAGGTACTCAGGCTCAAACACAGATTGCATTGAATGCTGATGGTCGTACACAAACACAGTTTGATCGTGGTATTGCTCGTGAAGATGCACTAGCAGGTCATACTAATCACTTCGCTAATGCTCGTATTGGTGCTTATCGAGGTCAAAATGATCTTGGTGGACTTGCTCCTAGCACTCTTATTCAAACAGAGAGTGGTGGTAACTTTGCAGCATCAAATGATGCTACTGGTTCCAGTGGTCGTAAGGGTCACTTTGGTCGTGTTCAATTTGGTAAAGATCGTCTTGATGATGCTAAACGTGCTGGTGCTATCCCAAAAGATATGACACCAGAGCAATTTCTCAAAGATCCAGATGCTCAAGTAAATGCTGAAAAATGGCACTTTGGCGATATCCAACAAAATATCGATAAAGCTGGTCTTACTAAGTACATTGGTCAGAATGTGAATGGTACACCTATCACTCGTGATGGTATTGTTGCTATGGCTCATCTCGGTGGTTTTGCGGGTGCTAAGAAGTTCTTGGAATCTGGTGGTAAATATAACCCTGCTGACTCTAACGGTACAACTCTATCTGCTTATGCAAAGACACATGCTGGTAATACATCAGGTAATGTACCTTATGATTACTCATCTGGTGGTGTATTACGTCCACAAGACATCAATCCACTTATTGATGAAACATATAAAGCTTTTGGTATTGGTCAGGATCGTCGTAACACTGATGCAGTTAATGCTGATGCTAATCGTGCTCGTGATACTGCATTTAATAATGCTCAAACTGCTAGTAATACAGCTTCTGCTGGTCTAGCTGCTGCTATTGAGCGTGCTAATACAAGCTTGAACCCAACTGAAGCAGTACAAAGTATTGCATCGGATCCAAACCTAACACCTGAAGAAAAGCAAGCTGCTCTTGGTTCATTGGGTAATCTTCCAGTGGATACAATCCAAGCTCCACGTCCAGGTTCTCAACCTGCTTCATTCCCTGAGACGGGCCAAGCTAATGTAATCATTGATAGTTTTGTTAAAGAGCAACAAGCTGCATTGGCAAATAATGACAATATTCGTATCAACAAGAACGCTGCTGAAGCTTATTCTGATGGTTCACCTGCTAACAAGCTCCTAGAGCGTATCCCAGGTCTTAATGCGAATAACGCTACAGTATTGACTGCTATCAATAAGGTTCGTGAAGCACTTCCAGCAGGTGCAAGCCCTGCATTGGCTGCCTCACTGATCGAAGAAACAGTACGTCAAGGTCGTTCATTTATCCCATTTGATGGTGAAGACAGTTCTACTGTTGAGATCGATACAGATGCTGCTATTGCTAAGGGTCGTCAAATCCTATCACCTGAAGGTGTTCGTGGTGCTGCTGAGATCACAGCTCAAGCTGAGAACAATAAAGCTGGTTTGGATCAAATCCAACAAGCTATTAGCGGTCTGCAAACTCAAATTACTCGTGAAGAGCAATTGGGTCGTGATAGTTCTGCTTCTCGTGAACTCCTTAAGAACTACAATGATCGCCTACTTACATTCCAACGTGACAATCCTGTTGTTGGTCAAACAAATCGTGCTGTTGAACAGACTGCTGCTCCTCAAGGACAACAAGTACCAGTCTCTCAGAACCCCGCAGAGCGGGAAGCAGCAGTGACTTATCTACGTAGTCAACCAGAATTGGTTCAGCAGTTGCAGAACTGGGGTAGTTACAATGAAGCTCAAAAGGCTGCTATTATCCAACAAGCTACACAACATGTGCTTAGTGAACGTTTGATGACTACCAACCAAAAACGTGCTGTAATTGGTGAATTAAATGCACTGAGGGCTGGTAATTAATAAAAAACCATAGTATGTGTTCCTGACAGACTACAAAAATTAAATCAGGAACACAGCTATGACAGACGCTATAGATAACATTTTAAACGGCTTTAGCGATCCATCACCCAGTGTTTCAGATAGTCTAAAAAGTTTTGGACAGCCTACAACTCCTGCACCTATTCCAGAAAAAACAGAGCAACAAAAAGCTCTTGAAGCATTGAGCAACCCTCAAGCAATTGAAGCTTTGGGTGCATCTGAAGTTAACAATGGTGTTCTTGCTGACCAGAAGTTCGCAAAAGATCTTAAAGATATGGACTATGGTACCCTTCTTCGTACATATGGTGAAGACGTAGCAAAGAACCGTTGGAAATACCTTACTGGTAAACAAAAGGTAACAGATCCTCTTACAAACAATCGTACAACTGGTGAGATTGCAAAAGATACAGCTCTTGCTGTTGGTGGTGGTGCTATCGGTACTATAAACAACATAGAAAGCTCATTGCTGTCTGTATGGGATGGTTACGCTAATGCAGTGAACAGTGTTCCCCGCAAATTGAATGATCTTGGCCTACTTCCTGATTTTCTACGTCCTGGATACTCAACTTTGGGTGTTACTCGTGCTCAACAAGCTGAACGAGGACAGGAATATATTCAATCATTAAAATCAGATCCGTTGAAAGAACGATTAGAAGCTACGAATAAGATCCGTGCTGATCAAGAGATCAACTCAGAAGCCGCAAGAGAAGCAGACGTTAACTCTGGTACATCTCCATTGGTTGCTGACCTGAAGAAACTAGGAAGAGACTTCATTGAAGAAGGTGGAAACCTTCTGAATGATCCTGCTGTATCTGGTGATATCGTTGCTACAGGTGTTGGCTCACTTCTAACATCTGCTGGTGTTGTAGGTAAAATTGCAAAAGCAGGTGGTGGTACAAAACTAGCTACTGCAACTGGTGTTGGTGCTGTTGAAAGTTCTGGTACATTCACTCAGGCTGCCAATGATGTATTGGGTATGTCTGAAAGTGAGCTATTGTCAGGTTCTGATCGTTATATCGAGCTAAGAGCTACTCTTAATCATGAAGAAGCACGTAAGGTTGTTGCACAGGAAGTTGCTAATAATGCTGCTATTAATCAGTTACCTATCGCTACTGCTACAGGTCTGATTGCAGGTAAGTTCGAAGCTGCTCCTCTTTCTGCTGGTTCCGTGAAAGAAGCTGTTCGTAACGTTGGTTCTCAGGTAGTTGAAGAAGCTGTTCAATCAGGTACAAGCGAATTCTCTACAAACAAAGCTGTGAGAGACATTGCAGATAGTTCTCGTGAACTTACTGAAGGTGTAGGTGTATCTGCTGCTCAGGGTGCTGTTGGTGGTCTGGGAGCTGCTACTGCTGCTCAAGGCCCAGCCGTTGTATCAAAATCATCTGATGCTGTTCTAAAGCCTGCAATTCAGAAATCTGTTGATGTCGGTACGGCTATCATTGAAGCACGTAATCAACGTATTCAAGATGGATTGGATGCAGAATCACCTGTTGGAACCAATGCTACTGAGGCTGCTCGTGAGACAGTCAAAGAGACTGCTACAGTTAATCCAGAGCTTGCTCAGGTAATCAACTTTGGTGAAGGTGAGATTGAAGCTCTTCCAGAGACAATCAAAGGTATGTTTGGTAATACTGAAGGTACAACCAAGATCGATACACTTGTTGATATTGTGAACAATGTCGGTAAAGACGAGTTTACACCAGAACAAGAGAAAGATCTTGTCTTATATGCTTTCAGTGAGATTGGTAAACTACAAGAGTTTGCTTTAAGTGAACGTACTGATGACCAAGCTTTAAACAATGCTAAGGATGCAATCTTGGATATGGCTTCCAATAAAGCATTCGTAGAAGCAGTACAGAAGGCTATTGCAGTTGATGAGAACATTGAGAACTCACCAGAGGTTACTGAAGTAACTCAAGCTGATGTTGATACAACTGTTCGTATTGCAGAGGCTAACCCTTCAGGTGTTGACCCTAAGAAGATTGATGCAATCCTTGATCAACATGCTCGTGGTAAGATCATTATCCCAGAGATTCTGGTAAAGAAGATCAAAGCTGCAAGCAAGATTGCTAAAGAGCTTCGTAAGACAGAGGCTTTAAAGGCTTCTATCGAACAAGAACGTGTAGATACGATTAATGCTCAGGGTTCTGGCCCGAAAGTAGAAGTCAGAAAGACCCGTGATATCGTTCGACGTGAGATCAATTTTGAAGGTAAACGAGTAAAAATCAAAGGCCAGGGAGAGAAAATTCTTCCGTCTCTCAATGACTTTTATTCGAATATCCTTGGTTCTATCAGTTCGAAGAATGGTACTGCAATTGACCGTAATGGGCAGTTGGTAGATGCTCAGAGTTCATTTGAACAACTGGGTAATTTCGCTCAACACATGGTGAATAAGGTAGAAGCGATTAATACATCTGCTAAGGGTGGTAAAGGTGAGAAGGTCTCTTTCCGTACCCTAACACCATTTGGTTTTGTTGAAGCTGGTGAAAAAGGTTCAAGTCAGATCTTTGCTAATGCAAAGTCTCCAAACTCCATTTCCACAGCTAAGGAAGCACTTGTAGATGCGAATTCAGCGATTGATTTATATAATAATCTTCTGGATCTATACCCTGAAGAATTGTCAGGTGAGAAGCTTACTAAGCCTTCACTGTATCAATCATTAAATAGTGGTTTGTCGGTTGTTGATACTGCCGACGAGACGAGTGCGGTCTCGACCGAGGCTTTCGACGACGCCCCGTCGTCGGAAACGACCGAGAGGCCAACCGAGGAGGCAGCTCAAGAGAGTAGCTCAGAAACTACTGAAGAAATTACCAACGAAGAAGAAAGCACGGAGGTCATTGATAATGAGACCAACACTACCGAGCCACAGAGCACAGAAAGTTCGGAGCCGTCAACGGAGACTGAACAAACATCTGAAGAGCAAGCAGAACCTGTTGAAGAAGTTGTGGAAGAACCACAAACCGAAGGGACAGAAGCGGAGACTTCAGGAGAAGGTGAAAACATTGGAGAACCTTCAGAAAGTGTACTAGAGGCTCGTTCATTCGATAATCTCATTTCTGATAACTTTAGTAAGGCTTTCTCAGTTAAAACTGAGAAGGCAATACTTCCGTATGACCAATTGAAAGAAGCTTTCACATCACAAGAGAGCTTACAAGAAGCGTCTAAAGCAGACCTACCATATCTCATGAATGATGATGCTCGTAAAGCATTTGCAGGTATGTTGGAGAAGGCTGTACCAACCCTTATTAAACGCTTAAATGGTCGCTTAGATACTGCTAAGGTCAACAAAAGCCAGACAGTGCGTCAAGCACTGGCGGCTGGTAAAGACCTTGTAAACTTCCGTGATACAAGAGCAACCAACCTTATTGATACAGAGACTGGTAATTATGACCAGAACCTCATTGAACAAGCTTCATTGGCTGCTGTTCATTGGATTATGACATCTGCAAAAGGACGTTCATTGAATGTTGAAGAAGTTGCTGATGCTTTCGGTGTATCACTAGATAACGTAACAAACGAAATGCAGGACGCATTAAACTTTGGTATGAGTGCTACATCTGCAAAAGAAGCACTATCAAACATTATCCAGAGTTTCTGGGGAAGTGAAACAAACCCTGATGCTTCACTTTCAGTGACACGAGGTATTCCTGAAGCTATTGCTGCTGAACTTATTACTGTCATGGACGGTATTATGTTGAACACTAAACGCTTTAAGGTGACCAAAAATGTTAATGGTAAATTAGAGGAAGTTGATTACGTTGCTATCTCTACAGAGTCAGAGAACTCAGTAAACTTTGTTAAAGAGATGGGGCCAGCTAAAACAATCCTTGGTGATATGTTGCTTGGTCAAGACCCTGAACTACCATCATTTGGTGTACCACACACTAAAGTCGCTAAGACACAAAAGAGAAACCCTCTATCTAAGCTTACAGATAAAGAACAACGTGTAATCAAGTCTGCACAGAAGATTAAATTCTTCCGTAACCCTGCGTTCATTACATTCATGAATGCGATGGGTGAAGACAATTACACCAAGCTTCTTGGTTCCACAGATGTGAGTGAAACATCTACCAACAAGGTTCATGCGAAATCCATTGAAGGTGTCAACATGAGCAATGCTTCTGGTTTCCGTCAGACATTGGAACAAGATAATGCTCTACAAGCGTATGCTGAAGCCACAGAGACTGCTGCTAACGATGTACCAGTTCACTACAATTGGTATGTCACTAAGGTTGGTCGTCTACATATGAGCGGATTTGGCCCACAGGCTGATAAAACAGCTCGTGAAGCTTACTCACCTACTGTATCAACACTGGATCTTACAAAGCTCCAAGACAATGACTTCTTCTGGATGACTGTTGCTCAATCTTCTGATCTCGTTAAGACTGAAAAAGTCACTCGTGTTGAAGCTGTAAAGCAAGCAAAAGAAATCTATCAAAAGTACCCTAAAACACTCGATATCCTTCGTGGATGGTTGCGTGTTGAAGATGGTGCTTTAAATGAGCAAGAAATTTCTACGATTACGGACGAATTAGGGGCTGTGACAGCGAAACAGATCCATGCCCTTCTATCAGTCGCTCAATACGATAACGCTTATTCTGAAGGCTCTCAGAGCGAATTTAAGCATATGCTATCACTTGAGGCTGATGGTAAGACTGATGGCCCAATCAACGCTATGATGAACTTCATCTCAGGTCGTTTTACAAATGACCAATTGAGTATGCTCGCTAAAGGTGGTTTCTTCTTGAACCAAGAAGGGCGAACATTGAATGACCACTATCAAACTGACCCTGCTGATTTGTATCAAGTGGGTGCTTCTCGATTTACAGAACTCCTGGGAACGCTCAATCAAGACCTGGTTGAGAATTATCCAGAGAGTGCAAAATATATGTCAGCATTGCTGAATTTCTCTAACCATTTTGGTGAAATTGAATTCGTGGATGGTGACCTTGTAATTGGTCGTAATAC